TCAGCTGCAGCAGTTAATATACTTTCGTCTTTAACTTCTCCTAAATGATCGTAACAAAGACTGTTAAGAGAGTATGAATATCTATTTTCATCTACTAATGCTGCCATTACCATAGTGTCTATTATGTGGCCATTTACTTTAATGTTATAAGCCTTTAACCAACACATATCATACATGGCGTTGTGAAATATTTTAGTTGATGGAAGGCTACATATTTCTTGAAGCCAATCTAATACTTTTTGTTTAGGTAAGTTTCCTTCTCTGTGAGCAATTGGATAATATCCGGACCATCCATCAACGGCCACTGCCACTCCTATTATTTCACCTTCATTTACTAATGATCCAGACCCTTTAGATTTTAAATTAGGATCTCTTGTCTCTAAGTCAATTGCTATGTAATCATAACTTTTTAAAGCTGGAAAATTTTCTGGGCATACCCATTCAGTTGCTGCGCTAAACATTATTTAGTAATTATCCCCCATGAGTTATCTTTATCTTGTGGTTTATCTTCTTTTGGCTTTGGTTTATCTGGATAATCACGATCGATTGCCATTTGACAATAATGAATTGCTTTCTCCAAGTCTTGCTTTTGTCCTTTCTGCTTGTGCCTGCATAAATATTTTATAGCATTACCTTCTGCAAACGGCAAGTTATTTTTGTTTATAAACTCTGATGGCTGTATGACCATGGAAGAATAATGTGATCCTCCAATTTGTTTTTTGTATACATCGCTCATATAATTGCATATCCTATATTGTAAAAATTAGTTTGTGTGCTTTCCATAATGTATAAATTTTGTTTTGCTCTAGTTACACCAACAAAAAATAACCTATGAATTTTATCTGGGTCCTTATCTGCTTCGTTTGCCAAAAAATCATTTTCATCTTCCGAACCAAAATCAATGTATAAAATTACATTTTTACATTCTCTTCCTTTAGCCCCATGAATTGTTGATAGCTCTATCTTTGAATCTGTGGTAAGATCATCGCCGTTTTTTAACAAAAGTTTTATGTAATTTTTTTGTTCATCTGACATATGAAGATGTTCCCAGCTGCCCGTCACTAGAAGCCCGTGATCTTTTTGTAGTTCCTCTAATGTAACAGTAAATACTTTGTCTAATAACTTTCCTTCGCCAAATCCATGTTTTACTTGTTTCTTTCTTAAAAAATTTTTAATTACGTGTTGTGCATCTTCCCCTGATACACTTGCACCGGAGTTTAATTTATTCCATATGTTATACGCTCTTAATAAATCTGTAGGTAATAATTCATTTTGTCCACCTTTGTACCTTAAATTTAAATCATTTAAATATTGTGAAGGTTCTTTTAATTGTGCATTTGTTTGAGCCAGTATCATCCAGTCGTCATTTTTAAAATTAAAATCACGCAACAAACAGTTTTCCTTATAAGTTCCTTCCTCGTCTCTCGCTTCCCAAGGCTTGTCTAATCGTTTATCTATTTGTTTTAAAATATCTAATGCTTTTGCGTGTATTTTTTTAGGCACTCTATGTGAGTATACTTGATTATCAAATGTACCTTTTAAATTTATAAATACATTAGGATCTGCTCCTTGAAACCCATAGATAGTTTGATCGTCGTCTCCTGCAACGTAGGATCGTTCACATTGTTTCTCAATGTGAAAAAACATATCCCATTGCAAGGGACTTAAATCTTGGGCTTCATCGAGAAAGACAGCATCGAGAGCAAGACGCTTATCCTCCTCGACAAACTGAGTAATCATATCTGAAAATTCTATCATTCCAGTTTGTTTTTTATATGATTTTAAATCTTCGTTAATCTGTTCTGTTAACCACAGGTCAACAGAATGATGTAAATCTAATTGTAAAGCAGCTTCTATTAAATCAATTTTTTTAGAGCGTGCGTAAGATATTATTCTCATATGAGGATTTTGATGTATTGTGTTTCCGTAAATATCTTTCTTAGTTTCAAATTTCATTCCTCTACAAATTTTTGATTGACTTGTAAATTGTTTCCACTTCCTATCTTTTAACAATTGTGTTGTAGTATCAATTTTACATTCTCTTGTGCCTAAATGATGTAATGTAGAAATATAAAGCAAAGGATATTTTATTCTTTTATTAGCCTCTTCTGCTGCAGCATTACTAAATGTAACATAAACTATTTTTTTAGGATTAGTGTGTAAACCATTGATTTCATTAACTAAATACTTGTTTATTAATGTATAAGTTTTACCTGTGCCTGGTGGACCGGGTATTATTGTTCTTACTGCCATGGTTCTTTTTCTACTTCTAATTTTCTTGGATTAGGTTTATCTAATTTTATTGTTTGCATTTCTAAAACTCTATATGTTTTACCATCTATTTTTGGTTGTCTCTCTTTTACTTCATACATAGTTTCTAAGAGTCTTAATGTTTTTTGTTTAGGATAAGTTTTTTCTGCCCAAGATTTTGTTTTTAATAAATATCTCCAAAAAGATTTAAATTGAAAATATGTACTTCCTTCTCTATCAGAATATGCAATACCTCTTAACACATCATCCATTTCTTTTCCTGGAGCCTTGTTAATAAAGTCTCCTAATATTTCTTTTAATTGTACATCTAGCTTAGATGATTCTGGCGCAGGAATAGTTTCAACACCTTTACCGCCGTTGTTAAATAATTTTATTAAAAGTTTTCTCCACGCATGTTTAGGAACCGGCATCATTGGCATACCTATTTGATTCATACATGCTAAAGAAAATTTTTCTGGATCGTGCAATGTTGCATCGTCTACCTCTACAGTTTCTCCATCTAAAGAAACAAAATAAATAGGCGGGTCAGATTCATATTTTTTTATTTGAGTTATTTCTGGTGTAGGTCCATCATCTCCTACTCCAAATTCTTTCATTGAACATTTTCTAGCATCACAAAAACTATGTATAGGTTCGTCTTTACATTTATATCTATATTCTTTACCGTCCAAAGACTCAATTAAAGTATTTATTTCTGTTGCATCTAATGGCGGTGTCATAAATTCTTTATTATAAGTAAACATATGGCTTTGCCATTCGTCTTTATCTGGGTATCTTTTTTTTAAATAAACTCCTACGTTATACATACAGTTATTTCTTTGACCATTTGGAACTCCATCACCTAATAAAGTTACTAAACATGGCGGCATACCTTTAAAATAATCATTGCCTTCTTTGTCGTTTGCTATTTTTAAATTTTTTAAATCTTCTAAAGATAATGCTTTTTCTTTATGTATTTCAAAAAACTCGTTTAATTTTAAAGCTTCTCCTTTTTCATCATATGCAAATCTCATGGTGCGATCTTCGCCATGATAAGGTAAGTTTAAAAAACTTCCTGTGTCTCCTCTATCTACTCTTATGTAATCTTGTTTTGGAAATATTTCTGCTTTCGCAAATCCTAATGTTGAAGCTATAAGTTTAAGCTTAAGTCTCATAATAGTGGCTGGAACGTATTCGTTTGTAAATAAACACGCATGACCTCCACCAGACTTAGATCTAAAAAGAATTATTGGTATGTTTTTTGATTTTAATTGGTTTAAAAATTTTTTATGATTAAAAGGATAAGTATCTATATCTATGCATCCCCATCTACATTTATTTTCTTTATTAATTGGAACAATTCCTAATCCAGGATCAACTCCTTCTAAATGTTTTTTCCATATTTCTATTTTAGGAGGTTGGTTAACTGTATAAGATTTAGTTTTATGTTTTCCTCTTTCATCAAACTGATCTGTTTTTATAGTTTGACCATAAGCAGAATCTAATCCTTCAAATATATCCTTAAAAATTTTTACTTTATCTGTCATATGCTCTCTGTGGCATAGGCGGCCTACGTCTCCATCGACCGCCTACTATTCACACTATTTGCTAGCTAAACTAGTGTAAAACTTTTTAGCTCGCTCATATAAAGCTGGCTCTTCAACAGAACCAATTTTAGTGACATTAAAACCATACCATTGGTTTCCTTTGCCTGAGTTTAAAACAGATGTTAGTCTATATTTATGACTGAAAGATGGCGGTGTATATGGGCCATTTTTTCCATCAAGAGTTATGGACATCATCATTGAGTTCCATTTTCTGCTTACCTTACCTTGAGATGAACTCATAGATATTAAAGCATTCTCTGTGGAATTACCTTCTCTAATTAAAACGTAATGTTGTCCAACAGTTTGGATATAATTACCATTTTCCAATCTATCTTTACCATTTTCGTTTTTAGTTTTTGAAAGTATGTCAGAATTAGCATCAAAAATGTTTTCTGGTCTACCAGAACCCGTTCCGAAGTCTGCCCATTCTTGGTACTCTAACTTATAATGACAAGGTATAACTTCTATACCTTTTGCTCCATCATACAGTTTTTTAGTAACTGTATTTAAAAACATTCCTGGTTCTGCACCTTCAACATAATTTTGATTACGTTTTTGTGCTTCTCCAGAGCCATTTTGTAAAAGTTTTAAGATAGGTAAAGCCAAACTTGTTGTATTTACATTCTCAAAACCTGCGTGAGCATCACCTTCGTACAAAGCTGTAGATGGTAGTGCTCCTTCTTTTCTTGTAGTTACATTGTTTTCCATGTTTCTAGTTTCTCCTTGTTATTTTTGTACTGTTACCCGCGTAAGTTTTAAAAAGATCAGAGGGCATCTCT